CTACATTGACCTGCAAGGTGTTGACGAATCCACGCAGTGCGGTGGCGGAGAACATCAGCCGCCCCTGACTTGCACATTGTGCCGAACGATCTGGCCGCCGACCGTAATGGTCTCGACACCCTGCACCGTGGTGGTGCGGCCGGCGATGACGATCTGATCACCCCGTCGGGGCGGGCCTGGCCAGGCTTCGGCCTCGATCTCCCGGTTGGACAGGATGACCTTGCGATCGCCTTGCATCACCCCGCCGGTGATCTCGTGCGGCTGGAATTGGTCGACGCGGGCGGCGCAGGACACGTCAACGAATTGGGCCTGGCCGGTCGGCCGCCGCAGGACGACCGTCTCGCCGTAGCGGGCGAGCATGGAAGCTGTCGCGCTGGGTGCGCTCATACCGTCACCGTCCTGAACGGATCGAGCAAGGCGGCGATCTCGGGCGGCATGTCGCCTTGGTCACCAGTGGCGCCCACCCAGTACTGCTCGGTGGCAACACCGGGAATGGCGAGGGACCGCAGCATCGGATCACGATCTCGGGCCGCCCAACGATGGCGGACCAGGCCAAGGCAGGCGGCCTCGATGGGGCGTGGCAGGGCACTGATCGATGTGTAGCCAGCGGTGTAGGTGACAATCACCGTGCAGCCGAACCACCGGACCCTCTCGTCGCCGCTGATCGGATAGAGCAGTCCTGCGGTGGGATCGATCTCGTATTGGTCGCTGGCCAGCGTGACACCATCGACGTCAATGCTGGCGACCGCCGCCACCGGCCGACGTGCCAGGCGCAGACAATCGGGCGCGCCGCGCAGGCGGAAGGTCTCCCGCACGGTCTCGCTCGCCAGGACACGGCCGAGATACGTCTCGATCCGTTCCGATGCCTCATCAATCCAGCGTTGCAGCCGCGCATCGGCGGCGTCGTCGGTGATGCCGATCTCATCCTTGACGGTGGCGAGGGTCGTCAGGGCCCGGCTGCTCGCCGGGGTCAGGACGGTCAGCAGCGAGGATGTCATCGGTGCCTCGGGTTCGCGCAGGTTCGGGTGGTCCCGGCTTGCGGCGGTTGGTCGGCGCATGTCCGGCTGTCGCATCACTGCCGGTTGGTGGCACCGGCGCCGGTCGGGTTCCCGTGGCCAGGGTCGCATGGGGCGCCATCGTTGCCGCCGCCTGGGATTGAACCGAGGACGGGGTCGTGTGCGGGACCGGTGTCGCCGGCTCAGCATCGGCTGGCACCGCCACCTCCCGCCTGATCCAACGTCGTGCGACATCGTCGCGCAGGTCGTGGACGCTCCCAGCTTCGAAACGGGGACCGCGCATGCGGCCCTCGGTTTCGAAGATCACGTCCTGGATGAACCGGACCCGCATCAGTCGACGATCGCCGACAGGGGCGGGTTGTAGCGCGAGCCGCGCAGGAGGTACAGCGCCGCGCCCAATTGAGCGTTGGTGCCGACATCCGCCACCGAGAACTGCACGCAGTCGAACCCGTTGGCGACGTCCAGTTCGTCGGCGCGGACTTCGATGACGTAGATCCCGGCGTTCTCCGCCGAGGTCAGGTCGAGATAGGCGTTCGCTGCCGCCTGGGTGACGGTAGTGAAGCTGCCGAGCGCCGTCAGCGTGCCCTGTTTGACGTCGATGCGGGTGAAATCCAGCGCCTTGGCGTTGGTGCCGGACACATCGGTCGCCTGCCTCAGCGTTAGGGTCGGATCGTCACCGGCGGTGCCGGCCGCCTTGAAGAAGATGATGGCGCAACTGTCGAAATCCTTCAGCGATACCCAATCGCCGTTGTTCGCGGCGGCGGATAGGTCGACGGGGCCGAAGCCGGCGCAGATCTGCATGCGCTCGACCAGCAAAGCATTGGTCTGCATCAGGGAAGTCTCCTGTTCGGAGGGGAATGCCGCCTGGCCGCGATCAGCGCGCGGCCAGGGTCACGTAGGGGGATTGGGTATTGGACCCGGCGCGCGGCGACTGCGCCGCCGCCCACCAGGGCTGGCCCGCTAGCCGGAAGGTGAACTTGAACGCCGTCAGGTCCTGGTCGAACCAGAGATGGATGGAGGTCTGCGCCACCACGCCCGCCGCCTTGCGCACCGCCAGATACTGGCTGAAGTCCACCAGCATGATGTCGCCCAGATCACCCACGGTGGCGCAGACCTGGTGCGGGATCACCGGACGGCCGAGCAACCGACCGAACGGCGCGTCCGACAAGCCACCGGGTGGCATGTAGACAGGCTGGTTGGCCAGCGTCATCAGCGGCAGTTGCGGTTCCGCATCGGGATGGATCAGCCACACCGCGTTGGCCCGCGACCGGACCGGCAGGCGCGAGAGCATCTTCACCACGTTCTGCGCGTTGATGGTGTCGGCGGTCTGCGCTGCCTCTGCCGCCTGTGCGACCAGGGCGGGCGAGTTCATGACACCGAGGGGCTGGCCGACACCGGTGCCCCAGGGCAGAGCAAAGGAGACGCTCCAGTCCATTGCCTCTGGCGTCTTCGACTTCAGGTAACCATCGATCGACGGGGAGTCCTCCAGCATTTCCTCGGTGACCGGCACCAGGGCGGCGAGCTTGTGCAGGCGGAGGTTCACTTCCCCCAGCTTGGGCTTGGTCTGGGTGATGGTGGCGGCCTCGGATTCCCAGTAGGCCTTGATACCGTTGGTGCCCCAGGGCGTGGTTTCGTCCACCGGCGCGGTGTAGCTGTTGGACGAGGTCTGCTGCACGTCGCAGCGGCTGAGCAGGCTGTCTTGGTCGAACAGCCGCGTCATGATAGCGGCGCGATAATCGGGTGGCACCGCGAAGCCGCCATCGGTGCCGACACTTTCGTGAGTCACCGCGGTCGCGGCGGCATTGCGGATCCGCGGGTTGTGGACCTGACCGCCACGGGGGGCGGCATGGCGCACCGCCATGGCGAAGTCGCCGAAGCTGCGGAAGCCACCGGAGCCAGCGGCGGAGACACGCGGGACAGGAGGCACGGCGGCCATCGAGCGGGGTTGGGTCGGCTGCGGCCGGGTCATGGCCTGCGGACGTTCCGGCAGAACCTGGGCGGAATTGTCCTCGTCACCGGGCACAGCGTCGGGCGCGGCCTGCCGGCTACGCGGGGCGCCCATAACAGCACCCTGGGCCAGAACGCGTTCGCGCCTCGCGATCTCGGTTTCCAACCTGTCGAATTCGGAAGAATTGTCGTCGATCGAGCGGTTCTCATCGGCGTTCATCTCACGCCGTTCTGCGTCGACCTGCGCCAGGATCGCTTCGTTGGCGGCGAGCAGTTCCTCCTGCCGCGCGCGGTGCTGGTCGATGGCGGGATCGCCGGCATGCGCCAGGATGGGGAAGATGGGCCGATCCGAGGCTAGCAGGGCGAGCACGCTCGCCGGCACCCGGGTGGGGGCGTTCAGTTGCAGCATGGATTTTCTCCGGGAGGTGCGGCGCGCGGCCGCGGGGAACGAAGGCGGTAAGCGCACCGGGGTGCGCGCCGATCGTGGGTAGTTTTGCGTATTGGCCCCGGACCCGCGCGATGACACCGAGGTCGGATTGCGGTTCCAGGGTATGATCGGGAAGAGTTGGTTCGGCCCGACCGAGGAGGCGTCCATTGAAATCCCGTTACGGGCTGGAAATCCGCGCCGCCACGGTCGCCGATGCGGCTGGGCTATCGGCATTGTTCGGCGCTGCCGGCCTCACCATCACGCCGCTTGCTCTCGCGGGACGGCTGGATTCCATCCGTCAGGACCAAGGCGCGGTGTTGATCGCCGCTGAATGGGGACCGCCGAGTGGTTTGATCATCCTCCATTGGTACCGGACGCTCGAGGCCGATCGTCCCACCGCGCAAATCACGACGTTGCTGGTTGCACCAGACGACCGTCGCCGAGGGATTGGACGGTTGCTGGTCAAGGCGGCCGCGCAGGCGTCTCGGGTCGCAGGCTGTGACGCGATGGAGATACGGTCTGCATCAACGGCCAGTGGGTTGGATGCGTTCTGTCGCGCCACTGGGTTCGCGGAGGTCGGTTCTTGCTTCGTCCGAGCGCTGCGCAAGAAGGGTTGAACCTATGCGCTCGCGCCGCGCGTGGGTTGTGACAGCAGACGGCGTGCCCGCTGCCGAGCCAGGCGTTGGACTTTCTCGTCGTAGAGAGGGCGTATAATCGTTTCGGTTGGCGCCTCGACTGAGGCCGTGGCACGGCGCCAGTGCATGGCGGAAGGATGATGCCGTGCCGCCATCTTCACATTGGGCATCACCAACTGCGCGAAGCCGTGCTTCACGGCATCGGCCGACTGGAACGTGGTTTCCGCCGCCATCCAGGCCTGGATCTGATCCTTGGACTGGCCGGTGCGCGCCGCGTAGACATCGGCGATGCTGCTGCTTGTTGCCTCCAAGTGGTCGGCGGCGGCGCGCATTTCGGCAGCCGGACCGACGGCCACCGTCCAGGCTTCGTGGATCATGATCTCGCCAGCCTCGGCGATACGGATTTCGTCACCGGCCATGGCGATCACAGAGGCGATGGACGCGGCGATGCCGTCGATGAACGCCACCACGGTGGCGGGATGGTCCGCCAGCAGGCGGTAAATCGCCAGCCCCTCGAACACGTCGCCACCGTAGCTGTTCAGCCGGACGTGGATCGTCGACACGACGCCAAGCGCTTTCAGGTCGACGGCGAACTGCCTGTCCGAGACGCCGCCGAACCGTTTGCCGATGTCCTCATAGATATAGACCTCCGCGACCGAGGAACCCTTGGCCTTCATGGAGTAGCCCGTGCCCATCTGCCGCCCTTCCTTTCGGGGTCTGTTCGCCGAGGCCGATGCCAGCGGGATCATTTGAGACCGGCTGTGACACGATGTTTTGCCCGGCCAATTCGATCGGCACCATGTTCACCGGGACGAAGTGCTTGTCGCCATCGGGACCGATCGTGTTCATGTTTTCCAGCCGCAGGATCATGTTGGGCGATGCGGCACCGACCATGAACAGTGACTTGTAGAGTTCCGCCCGCGCCGTGCTGTCACCGCGCAGCAGCCCGTTCAGGTTCATCTTGGTCAGCAGGTTGCTGCGGTTCTGGCCAAATAACTTGTAGTTGGCCTCCTGCTCGAACGCCTTCACCCAGGGCACAACGCTGTCGACCACGACCTCGATCGACTGGTGCTCGATGTTGCTGAACGTCGCCCGTGCCAGGTGCATGACCTTGTGCGGTGGCACGCCGAACCAGCGGCAGATTTCCTCGATCTGGTGCTGGCGCGTCTCGATGAACTGCGCCTCGTTCGGGGCACGGGAGACGGGCGTCCATTTCATGCCCTTGTCGAGGAAGAACGTCTTCTCGCCGCCGGCACCACGGAATTTCTTCAGTTCTTCCTTCAGGATTTTCAGCCCGTCGGCGTTGAGGCTTTTCTCCATCTCGATCACGCCGGAGGGGTTCATGCCCTCGCCGAAGAACGTCGCGCCGAACAGTTCCGTTGCCTGCGCCCAGCCGATCGACTGTGCAGCGTATTCCACCACATTGTAACCGACCGGCCCTTCGCCGAATCCTTTCAGATGAAACATGTTTCTGGCGTCGAGGTCGATCCAACCGCCGACGCCGTTCCAGACATTGTAGTACAGCACGTTGTTCGCATCGTGCCGCGGAGACACCCGCGATGGATGAATCGGCCACAGGTAAAGCGCCCGCCCGGCATTGTCGCGTTGGATCTCGGCGTAACCATTGCCCCAGAGCAAGGCGTGGCCGAGCATGGTCTGTCGCCAGGTGAAGGCGCCCATCTCTGGGTTTGGGCGCTGGTTCAGCATCGTATCCACGGGACTTCTGGCGACGCGCTCGATATCGCCGTTGTTGCTCTCACGAACCACGCGCCAGGGCAGTTGGGCGACGGCTTTCGTCAGGTACTGCACGCATGCCCAGACGGTGGCATTTTGCAGCGACCGGTCATGATTGACGTAGGTCCCCGCTGGCGTGCGGCCCCCGAGGAAGAACCGTCCGACGCTCGATTGCTCGGTGCCGGATGATGTCAGCCGGTTCAGCATGGTGCGGAGGAAGCCGATCATCGTGCCGCCTCCCGCGCCGCTGCTTCCGCGGCCGCTGCCTGTGCCATGACCTCGTAGATGGATGGCTCATCCTCGGTCTCGGTCCGGTCGCGGGCTTTGCAGCCGATCGCCATCGCCGCTGCGACGGCTCCGTCGATGCGGAATCGTGTCGCGCTCTTGTCCAGCTTGCGGTTGCCGCTGGCATCGGTGATCGATACCGCGTTGGCGAAGCAGAAGGTCAGGACCGGATTGCCAGGGTGTTGGAACCGCCTTTCCAGTACGCTGATTTCCAGCGCATCGATCGCCGGCGCCATGTCGCGCCAGCCCTGGCCCCACGGCACCAAACGGAGCGCACCGGTGCGGGCATCGTCCTTGGCATCGACGAAGGCGTCGACACCAATCGCGGCCAACTCCCGCAGCAGCGCCTCAATCCGCCAGCGGTCATAGGCCAGCGCTTGGACTTCGTAGTCAGCGGCGATCTCGGCGATCCGCTTGGCGACGAAGCCATAATCCACTGCCCGACCAGGCGGCGCCTCGATCCAGCCGGCCTGCTGCCAGTCCACATACGGCGCCCGGTCGCGATCGGCGTGCTGTTTCACCAGATCGCCCGGCTTCCAGAACCAGGCGGCGACACGCTCACCATCCTCCGCCGACACCGCCACCAGGGCGGTCAAGTCGGTGGTGGCTGACAGGTCGAGCCCGAGATAAACCGCCTCGCCTATTCGCAGCAGCGGCCCCTCGGCCTGGCACGCCACCCATTCCGCGCGCGGGATCAGCGGCGATTTCGCGTCGATCCGCTGGTTCAGATACAGGTTCCGAAATGGCGCCTCGAACGACGGCATCCGTTGTGCCCGCGCGGCCTGTGCCCGCATGTCCTCGAGGCTGCGAAAATCATCCAGCGCCGGATTGGCCAGCGGCCAGACCGTCTCGTCCCAGGGGTCGGCATCGTCCGGAGCCGCGTAGAGATGCGTCACCGTGGTGGGATCGGTGGCGCTCAACCCATCGTCGATCAGCTGCGACAGGATGTGCTGCGGATCGTTGCTCTGGGTCGAGATCACCACGAACAGCGGCTCGTCCCGCGCACCCATCGCGGTGTCGAGCACGTCATAGAGATCCCGGGTGCGGGCCTGCGCCAGTTCGTCGTAGATCACCACCGACGGGTTCAGCCCGTGCTTGGTGCCGGCCTCGGCCGAGATAGCCCGATAGACAGAACCATTGTGCATGCACACCATCGTCTTGGTGCTGTCGACGATTTTGATCAGCGCCAGAAGTTCCCGGTCGGCCCGCACCATCTGGGCGGCGATCTTGAACACGATGGCGGCCTGCTCGCGCTCGGTGGCCGCGCTGTAGATTTCGCCGTTGCGGATGGCCTCAGGTCCGACCAGGTGCGCCAGCACCAGCGCGGCGGTCAGGGCCGACTTGCCGTTCTTGCGCCCGACGCTGAGCACGGCGCGCCGCACGACGCGGCGGCCACTACGCTGCTTGGGCTCGTAGACATCGCGGAAGAACGCCTGTTGCCAGGGCCGCAGGCGG